TTGCTCGACCTGCTGGCCGGAGGCGGCATCAGGCTGCACGTGGACTATATCGATATGATTTATCGCTGCCTCCACGATATCTCTGAATCTCCCAGAGCAGCTTACGGCGGCATTGAAAGGGAGCTGTCAGGCGTAGCCCTCGAGGTGGAGCTGCAGTCCCTGCTCCAGAAAGTCAGGCGAAAGAGAACCATACGCACCGCAGCTTATATGCGCCGCTGCCGGATGATTCTGGCTTTGCATAAGCTCTATGCCAGGCAGGACTTAACCGGCGTCAATATCCGCATCATCTGGGGAGCAGTGCTGCCCCAGGATAGAGCCAGGCTGGCGGAGAATGAGCAGCTCTTGGTCCAGTCAGGTGTCCATTCCCGGAGGACGGCCATGGATGAGCTGGGCATTAGAGACCCGCAGCAGGAGTTTGAGAAATGGCTGGAGGAGAGAAAGAAAATCCTGGAAATGAATCAGCAGTTTAGAGCACGCTCCGTGAGAGGCAGCGAGCGAGAGAGAGCATCAGCCGCCGACATGGAGAGCGTTGAATAGGAGAATGATTACGGAGATTAAAAAGATTACGGAGATGATGGCAATATCGCTGTAATCCCTCTAAGGAAAGGAGAAAAAAATTGAATGGCGACGAAACCACAACCGAAAACCAAACCCCGACAGCCGAGGAGTTCCAGGCCGTCAAAGCCGAGCTTGAGACTGAAAAGGCGAAAACAACCGGGCTTGTGGAGCAGGCTACTAAGCCCCTTCAGGACAAAGTAGCCTCGCTCGAAACCGAGGTGGCCACCAAAGCCGGCCTGGTCGCCGGGCTCGAAGACCAGCTGGCCAGGTTGAGCACTGACTACGAGGGGGCCAGGGCAGCCTACACCTATGCCGTCGAGGACTTCAAGAAGCTGATACTGGACACCAACCCGATGTTTACCCCCGACCTTGTTTGGGGCAGCACGGTAGAGGAAGTCAAGGCTTCTGTGGAGAAGGCAAACACATTAGTTGGCCGGCTCAAAGAATCGTTACAGGCTCAGGCCCAGGCAGCCTCAGTCCCGGCCGGCGCGCCAGCCCGCACCGGTGCCAGCACGGAAGGGCTGAGCGCCAAAGAGAAAATAAACCTTGGCCTGGAACGAGCCAAGAAAAGAAAGGAATAAATGGGGGAAATCCTAAGCACCAAGCACCAAATCCTAAACAATCTCAAAGCCCAAAATTCCAATGTCCCAAACCGAGTCGTTTTGAGCTTAGAGCATTTGAATTTGGAATTTGTTTGGGATTTAGAAATTAGGATTTAGGATTTTCTCCGAAGGGCATGAGCTAACGCTCATGGCCACCCTTCACAACCACAATAAAGAAAGGAAGGATAATTAATGGCAATAGCACTAACCGAAGCAGCTAAACTTTCCAATGACGTCTTACTTCAAGGCGTCATCGAAACCATCTTGAAGGATTCACCCATCCTTCAGAAGATGCCGTTTATCGAGATTGTCGGTAACGGCTTGACCTACAACCGGGAGAAAACGCTCCCCACCGCCGAGTGGCATGCCGTAAACGCCGACTGGTCGACTTCTCCAACACCTGACTTCGACCAGCTCACGGCAGTCCTGGCCATACTGGGTCAGAATGCCGATGTGGACAACTACATCAAGCAGACCCGCTCCAATATCCAGGACATCGAGGCCGCCATCATCGAGCTGACCGCCAAAGCCACCAGGCACGAGTTCGAGGACAAGTTCGTCTACGGCGACAGCGCAGGCGGAACTAATCAGTTCGACGGCTTGAGGAAGCTCATCGACTGCACTCAGGCCGGCAGCCAGGTTATCACCATGGGCGGCACCGGCGCCACGCTTGCCCTGGCCAGGCTCGACGAACTGATAGACGCCGTTAGAGGCGGCAAGCCTGATTTGCTGCTGATGAGCCGCAGGTCCCGCAGGAAGGTCACCGCACTGGTCAGAGCCAGCGGAGCCTATCTCGAAACCGTTAGAGGAGAATTCGGCGATTTTATCCAGCTGTACAACGGCATACCCATCGGCGTCTCAGACTGGATAAAGGACACCCATGTCCTGGCCTCAGGCTATGAGACCGGAGTTACCGGCGGCGCCTGCTCCATTATCTATGCTATACAGTTCGGAGAGGGCGCCGTCTGCGGTGCCACCAACGGCAGCATACAGGTCGAGCCTGTTGGCGCTATGGAGGGCAAGGATGCCTCCAGAACCCGCATCAAGTGGTATGTCACTCTGGTTGACTTCTGCAAGCAGAGGCGAGCCGCGCTTATAGGAGTCCAGGACTAGATTGAGAGATTACGGAGATTGGACGAGATTACGGGGATTAGTAGCCACGAGGTTTTAACCTCGTGACCTCGACCTTAAAAGGTCGAGGCTACATAACTGGGGGGAGAACACGATGATCAATATGAGAAAAGCGTGGCAATCTCCCCCCAGCTCCAAACTGTCATTCTGAGCGAAGCGAAGAATCTCGCAGAGTGAGTAAGTCCGAAGAGGAACAGGAGAAGAGAAAAACATGTAGCCGCGAGGTTTTAACCTCGTGACCTCGACCTTAAAAGGTCGAGGCTACATATAAGGAGCGGAGCGACCATGAACTTGAGCACCATGAGAACCCTGGTCAGGCGGGACCTCAAAGACGAGGATAATTCAAGCTACCGGTGGCAGGACAATGAGATAGATAGAGCCATCGCCAGAGCCGTAGGTGAGCTGTCACGCTATGTGCCCAGGGAGATGAAAGCCACCATCGCCACCACAGACGGCAGTCGTGAGATAGACATCTCCAGCCTTACCGACCGTGTCTCGGTTGACCGCGTGGAGTTCCCGGTGGGAGAAACCCCCCGGAGCTTTCAGCGCTTCGCCGTCTACCAGGACACCATTATCCTGAATGGTGACATCGATGGAGACGGCGATAACTGCTACATCTACTGGGGCGAGGTTCATACCCTGGACGCCTCCACCTCTTCCATTCCCAGCTACCTGGAGGACGTCCTGGCTCTGGGAGCTGCTGCCTATGCCGTGCTGGCTCAGGCTCAGTACCGTTCTGATGTGGCCGGCATCGGTGGAGAAAGAGCCGATACTGATTATCAGTCCTGGGGAAACACCATGTTTAAGGAATTCGAATCTCAGCTCAAACGCTTCGGCAGAGGACGGGAATTGAAGCAGAGCACCTTATTTGAAGGAAGTAATAGCGAATGAAAATTCTAAGCACTAAGCACCAAATCCTAAACAAATCCAAAGCTCTAAATCCTAATGACCAAAACAAGCTTGAAATTTGAAGAATTTGAATTTTGGTATTGTTTAGAGTTTAGAGTTTAGGATTTAGAATTTCCTACTGAAAGGAGTGTAAAGATGGGAAAATCAAAAATAGAAGAGGCTCTACCCAAGACCAAAGGCGGCCTTCCCTGGCAGGCCTTCGCCATCGTGGGCGATAAGGAGGACCCGGAAACGTGGAAGCTGCCGCATCACACCAGGGCCATCTTCAGGGCTATCCAGGGCAAAATCGGCCATTACAAGACCACAGATTGGGAGCACCTGTCGGCAGCCGTGGCCGCCGTAAGCCCCGGCGGATTCCGCGGTAAGCGAGTAGAGGCTACCGAGCAGCAAATTCTCGACGCCGCCAGGCACCTGGCCAGGCACTACTCGGAAAACGGTAAGCCGGTACCCGATACTCTGGCCGTTTTGATGGAGTAGACCACCCAACCCTGTCATTGCGAGGAGCCCTTCCATGGAAGGGCGACGTGGCAATCCCGGTGGGGGTGCATAGCTGTAGCCACGAGGTTTTAACCTCGTGATCTCGACCTTAAAAGGTCGAGGCTACATAGGTGGTGGCTAAAGGAGGGAGAGAGATTACAAAGATGAAAAAAAGATTACAGCGACGGACATAAATCATTCAATAAAAGGAAGGAGCAATATGTTACAAAAATTCTTAGACGGCAAAAAGAAGTACAGTGCCTTTATCATCACCGTGTTGGTCACCATGGTACCCCTCTTTGTCCAGGCGCCGGAGGCGCAGAAAACCATACTGGACATGGTCCCGTCTGCAGCCGCAGCTCTGGCCGGCATTTTCTACATCGTGACCCAGGGCAAAATAGATAAGGAGAAGGAGCAGGCTAAAATTATGGCTAACGGTAATGGTGGCGGTGTAGCCACCCACCAAACAGCAGGAGCCCAACCCGCACAGCCACAGCCGGAAATAACACCTGCCACCTCGCTGTCATCGGAAAGTATCGCTGTAATCACACCATTCGACCCGAAAGCCTTTCATAGTGAGGTCATGTCCACCGTCAAGGAAACCTACACCGAAGTGAACGCGTGCACCATCTTCTACAAGGCCAGGGATAAAGGCTCGGTTACCGACTGCCAGCACATATCGCAGGCGGTGGACTACTGGAATTACCTGGTTGACCTGGCTGTGGATGCCAAGGACTGGATAAAGGAGCAGACCGAGAAGAAGAAAGGCGAGTGCGGCCGGAGCCCGGAGTATTATGTCTTTAACCGGGATTTCAACACCACCATCAGAGCCGCTAACAACTTATCTGAGCTGGCCGGCTCCAAAATCGACTGGAAGGCAAAGCTGGCGCCATTCAACAGGACGCTTTACGGCGTGGGCACTCTGGCCGAGCAGTTGCTCTCATATAATCTCAATTAGTATCAATAAATCTCAATGAATTTCAATGAATACGGGAGATTGATGGAGACTGATGGAAATTGGGAGACTTTAATGGACTGGCTACTATAATTGGCATGACCGTGTTGGTGACAGCCATGCCGGTGGTTATTCTCTGGCGATAACCACCAGTTATCCAAAGGGGGAAGGCGTCATGGCAATATACGCCGCCATAATCAATAAGACTAAAATGGTAATAAATCCGAGTATTACACTTCTATTCAACATATCCCCCTCCTTTCCCCCAAAAGGAGCGTTTGTGAATTATAACATTAAGCCGGCAGGTTGTCTAGGGGGTAAATAGTACTACTGTGAAAAATCCTAAGCGCTAAGCACCAAACCCTAAACAAATCCAAAACCCTGAATACAAAATCCAAAGCGGGTGGGGGGTTTAGAATTTGGAGAATTTGCATTTTGGTATTGTTTAGGATTTAGAAATTAGGATTTGGGATTTATGATCGAGAGGAAGGTTTGACTTACCATGCGAACTCTATCTGACGCCCTACTGGAAGAACAGAAGAAGCCCACCAGGAAGCCGCTGGTCAAGCTCGAGGTGCAGGCTTACGGCCATCCGGAGGCCACGCCTACAAACGGCATCCAGTGGGAAGCCTTCGGCTGGCAGCGCTTCTATGCCGGCAGCGAAGGCAAAGACTCACACGGCCTGACTATCCCTGGTGACGGCTCGCTGATTCGGGTCCGTAAGTCAGGCTCAAGTCTTTACCTCTCCCGTGTCATCAGCCCGGGCCCGGGCTCCGATTATTCCAGCTGGGGTTCGTCTTTTGGCGGCGTCACCTCCAATGCCAAGGTAGCCATCGCCTCTCAGGGCGCAGAGGTCATGGTGGCCTCCATGGATGCCGCTAACCTCTGGCGCCGGCAGTCATCGGATTACGGCGCCACCTGGGGCAGCTGGACGGCTATGATGAATGCCCGCCCCTGCGAAAGAGGTGTCGCCATAGCCTATAAGTCCAATGGTGATTGCCTTATAGTTCATTCTTCGGACGTCAACGACCCCATGAGCATGTATATTCAAAAGCGCACCAGCGGCACCTGGAGCACCGGCTTAGGCCAGCGCTCGGGAGATTGGGAGATCGTTGATTTAGCCGTGTACTACGATGGCGACTGGAACATCATCGCCCTGGTGCAGGAAGGCAGCTATATCTCGGTGGTCCGCATGGTTTACGGAGACGGCTACAAGGTTACTGCCGGCACCTGGGCCACAGACGCCAAAATCGGCCTGGGTCGAGCCAGGGTAGATGTTGCCGCTCAGGTCAGGTTAAGGCGGTTCACCACCAGCTACCCCGTAGGCTATGGCCGTATGTCCTGGGAGCAGAAAGCCGCTTGGAGCCGTCAAGTAAAGAGCAGCACCTATTGGGAGAGGCATGCCGCGGTATATGAAGCCCTGGCCGGCGAGACGCTGGACGTCTCGGGTCCCTTCCTGTTAAAGCCGGCTACTTCGTGCTCCAGGCCTCTTTTGTCCCTGGCCAGACAAAACCAGCCCTGGTTATTCAGACTAAAGCCGGGCACGGATTTCATTGACTACAACTGGAACAAAGCCAGCTTCATTGATACTTCAGCATCCCGAGGCATGGCCTTAGCCGCCGACCCCAGCGGAGAGTATCTTTGGGCAGCCCAGCCTGATGAAGTATGGCGCGCTCTTTGCCCTGGCTCATGGAGTCCCCCACCGCCAGGCTCAGGCGCCGGCGATAAAATTACCATCCCGATATCCAGAATCGCCAGGATTGCCGAGTCGGTAGACCCGGACCAGCCCTCTGAGCTGGAAGTGGAGCTGGATAATTCCAAGGGCACCTATAACAGCCCCGGTACCGGTAGCCTGGCTGTAGTAAAGAGGGGGGCACGGGTGAATCTTCACCTGGGCTATAAGACCACGTCGGGTGATCAGCTCTCAGAGGCAGCCAGGTATTTTGTTGAAGGTATGGAATACAAGAGAGACCCCAACACCGCAGCCTTTATCATGCGCTGCATCGATGCCTGGGGCTTGCTGCAGCACTATCAGTTCAACAAACCCGTGGAGTGGAATGTCAGCTCGGATGACTTCACCTGCTACCAGCTAATCGAGAAGGTAGTCCAATCGGTAGGGGGCACGCTGGACTATAAGTCCCGGAGCAGCCTGATTACCAGCCTGTACCCCAGGCTCGAGGTCGGCGCCGGCGAGTCGGCAGCCAGCGTGCTCAAAAGGCTGCTTAACCTGGTGCCGGACGTCATCTACTTCTTTGGCCTGGAAGGCTACATCGTCCACCCCCAGGCGGGGGATACCGTAGTCTACAAGTACAG